CACTAAGGGTTCGACTGGCGCACCCGTTCCGACCTCGTTCTTCGATCAGGTCGTGAACGTCGCCACATCGGTCGGCCCGATGCTCCGCACCTCCACCATCCTCAACACGCAGAGTGGTGAAGATCTGGAGATCCCAGCGATGACCGCCTACTCCACCGCCGCGCTTGTCGCGGAGGCTGGCTCAATCGGCGAGTCTGATCCGACCCTGGCGACCACGACCCTGGGCGCGTACAAGTACGCCTTCTTGGTTCAGGTTTCCAGCGAGCTCCTTGAGGACGCTCACGTCAACATGACCGATCTGCTCGCCACGAACTGCGGTCAGGCAATCGGCGTGAAGGTCAACAGCGAACTCACCGTCGGCGACGGATCTTCCAAGCCCAAGGGCATCGTGTCTGCTGCGTCGGCTGGCGTGACCGGCGGCACCGGCGTGACCGGAAAGTTCACCTACGAAAACTTGGTGGACCTCGTTTACGCTGCTGACCCTGCTGCGCGTGCGCTGCCTGGGTTCGGCTTGATGCTCGCGACTTCCGCTGTTGTGGATGCTCGCTTGCTTCAGGATGGTGCGAGCCAATACATCTTCGCGCCTTCCGCGTCGGACGCGACACCTGACACTCTGCTCGGGTTCCCGTTGATCGAGAACAACGCCATGGCTGCTGTCGGCCTCGGCGCTGTCAGCGCCCTCGCGGGTCACTTCCCGTCGTACTACGTGCGCCAGGCCGGTGGCATCCGCATGGAGCGTTCGGACGATTACGCCTTCGCGAACGGGCTCGTCACGTTCCGCTGCTCGCTGCGGGTTGACGGCGATCTGCCGCAAACCTCGCACGTCAAGAAGTTCACGGGCGGCGCCTCCTAACCAGGAGAACACAAGCGTGATGGGGGGGCGGGCATCGCAGGACTCGCCCCCCCATCACACCCCACAAACACTGAGGGAGAACGCATGACGCTGTACGCATCCGTGGCGGAAGTGAAAGCCGCGCTGCACATCACCGACACGGTAGATGACTCCCTCATAACAATGGCAGCCACGAGCGCGAGCGCACTCATTGAGGGGTTCTGCGGCAGGCGGTTCGACAGTGAGAGCGCGACCAGGTACTTCACCGCTGACAACGCTTACGTCCTTCAGATTGATGACTTGGTGAGCGTCACGAGCATCGCCACCAGCAGCCAGTCGAATGGAACGTATGACGTGACCTGGGCCGCCACCGACTACCAGCTCGAACCGTTGAACGGTTACGCGGACGGGTTGAGTTTCCCCACGACGCGCATCAGAGCCATTGACCGCTACCTGTGGCCCGCATCAAGCATCATCGGTGGGCTAGAGGCGGACGTGAAGATCATCGGCACCTGGGGGTTCTCAGCAGTCCCCAGCCAGGTGAATCAGGCAGCAGTGATTCAGTCCATGAGGATCTTCAAGCGGCTTGACTCGCCGCTGGGCGTTGCAGGGTTCGGTGACTTCGGGGCGATGCGAGTGAGCAAAGGACTCGACCCCGATGTTGCGCAACTCGTCGCGCCCTATGTTCGCCACGTCGGTGTGGCATGACAACTCTCAGCGCGTTGCGATCCGGCATCGCCACCAACCTCGCAACCATCAGCGGGCTTCGCACGTCCGCAACAGTCCCCGATGACGTGAATCCTCCTATCGCCGTTGTCGCTCCGCAAGGGATTACGTTCGACACTTCATTCGCTCGCGGTCTTGACACATACGAGTTTCAAGTGCTCGTGATCGTGGGCCGTGTTGATGAGCGCAGCGCCCAAAACAAGCTTGACGGTTTCTGTAACCCAACAGGGTCGTCAAGTATCAAGACCGCGCTAGAGAGTGACAAGACTCTCGGCGGGGAAGCACAAAACCTGCGATGCACAGAGATGCGAAATTACAGCAGCCTTCCGGTCGGTGAACTCACTTACCTGGCTGCTGAGTTCGCGGTCACCGTTTACGCAACCTAGAAAGAAAGGCAACTGTCATGGCAAAGTTCGTCGCCACGGATTACAACATCACCATCGGCGGCTCCGATTTCAGTTCATCCATCGCATCTGCTGAACTCAGCATTGAGGTTGATGATGTTGAAACGACGGCGTTTGGTGATTCCTCCCGCACTCGCGTGGGTGGATTGCAAACTGGAACACTCACGCTCGACTTCCATCAGGACTTCGGTTCTTCAAGCGTTGACGCGACGCTTGAGCCGCTGATCGGCACCAGCGTGGCTATCGTCATCAAGCCGACGAGCGCGGCTACTGGTGCAACCAACCCGACCTACTCGTTCAACTGCCTGGTCACGCAATACTCGCCGTTTGCTTCTAGCGTCGGCGACCTGGCGACCGTGAGTGTCACCTGGCCGGTTACGGGCGACATTACTCGCGCTGAATCGTAAGAGAGTCAGGTTCCTGCGATGAACAAGGTTGCCTTGCACGTTGACTTGAGCGACGGGTCGGGCGTGGACGTTGAAGCGACCACGCCTGACCTGATCGCTTTCGAGCGTAAGTTTGACAAGTCGTTCGCTGCGTTCGCGGATGATCTGCGGTTGGAATACATCGTCTGGTTGGCGTGGCACGCATTGAAGCGCACCACGCAAGTCAGCGTTGAGTTCGATCCGTGGACTGAAACGGTTGACGGCGTGACGGTGAAGGCGGTTGCAGACCCGCCCCCTTTGGAGAGCAGTCAGCCCACTGGTTGATCGCGCACCTTTCCTATGAATGGAAGGTCGCGCCCAGCCAGCTGGTTGACGAGTCTCCAAGAATGTTGACGACCATGAGCAGGTACTTGCGGTGGCGTGCGAGTGAGTACCGGAAGGCGGCGAGCAAGTGACCACATCCATTGACCTTGAAGTTGAGGGCGTGAATGAACTGGTCAACCGTCTTGCCAAGTTTGACAAGGATGTTTACAAAATCCTGACCAAAGAGGTTCGGGAAGGACTCGGCGACGTGGCAAGCAGAGCCAGAACTTTGACGCCTGGTGGTCGAGCGTTGCGAGGTTGGGGGCCGTGGAACTTGACGACCGGACAAACCGCGCAAGTGGGCAGCATCAGTCTTGTCACGGGAAGTCGTGACCTAGGCTTTCAAGGTTCTTCTGTTCGCCGTGGGATCAAACCAACAGCGGTGCGACGCAGCCAGAGAGGGCGCGTCACAAGTTTCAGCGGCATGGTTGTCACCAGGACAGCCGCAGGAGCCATTTACTCGCTGGCGGGAAGTCGGGATCAAACCGATTCGTTCAACAAGTTTCTCAACCGTAAGCGTGGCACTACGTTCCCTCGCGCCTTGACAGATGCGCGAAACATAGAGGGACCAAAGGCAGCCAAAGCAATCACCAAAGCAATCAGAAAAGCCGCCAAAGCGGTTGAAGGTAGGAGGGTCTAGGTCATGGCAAAGGCCCCCATCAACATCAAGATTGAAGGCGACTACAGCGACCGCGATATCAAGCGGGCGCAACGTGATCTTGAAAGTCTAAAGCGCAACAGTCAGCAGACAACGCAAAAGTTCGGCGCTATGTCTCGCGGCATGAAGTTCGCTGGCGCCGCTATCGCTGCGGCTGCTGCTGGTGCCGCGTTCGGTGTTACTCGTTTCGCCGCGCAGAGCGTCGGCGCTGCGAGCGACCTCGATGAGTCGTTGTCTAAGACTCGCACCGTGTTTGGTGACGCGAGTGCTGCTGTTGAGAAGTTCGCGCAGGACGCCGCAACGAACTTGGGCTTGAGCACGCAGGCTGCGCTTGAGGCGACGAGCACGTTCGGCAACCTGTTTACCGCCATGGGCATCAACCAGGGCAAAGCCTCTGCCCTGTCGCAAGAGATTGTGCAGCTCGCTGCCGATCTCGCCTCGTTCAATAACATTGAGGTTGAGGAAGCGATTATCGCTCTCCGCAGCGGCCTGGTCGGTGAGACTGAACCGTTGCGTCGCCTGGGCGTGAACTTGAGCGCGGCACGCATCAACGCGGAGGCGTTGTCGAGTGGGCTCGCGGAAACCAAGGGTCAGATTGACGCTGCGGCGAAAGCGCAAGCAGCGTTCAACCTGATAATGGATGACACCGCTACGGCGCAGGGTGACTTCGCTCGCACGAGTGATGGGCTGGCGAACACGACGCGGACGTTGAAGGCCGCTGTTGATGACGCGAAAGCGAGCATCGGTGTTGGGTTCGTCAACGCGATCCTCGCTGTCACGGATGCTGCTGGTGGGCCGCAAGGCGCAGCCGACTCGATTCGCTCTCTTGGCGACCAGATCGGCTTGTTCATTGAGGGCGTAGCCCTGGCTGGGAAACAGACGGGCACGTTCTCGCTTGACTTGGGTTCTGCTGAGAAAGGGATTGATAGCGCGGCTGATGCGTTTGAGGACGCTGGCGGCGGCGTGTTTGGGTTTGCCGAGGCTGTTCGTTCGGCAATAGGAGGCGGTTCTGGTTCCAGTATCGGCGTCCTGATAACTGCTTTCCAGGCGCAGGCTGAGGCTGCTCGTCGCGCTGAAGCGGCGACTGAGGCCATGGCTCGGGTCATGCGTGGCTCAGTCAAGCCAGCCGATCACCTGTCATCGAGCCTCAGTGTCCTGCGTGGGCAGACTGACGCTGCCGCTGCTGCCGCTGCGAGGTTCACGGCAGAAACCGGCACGCAGTTGTTCCAGGTGCAGGCCGCTAATAAGTATTACCGTGACGCGGGTGTCCGGTTGAAGCGACTCGCTGACGATGAGGAAGCGGCAGCGGAGGCCGCTGACAAGTTGGGTCGTTCTGCTGGTAGTGCTGGCAGCGCGGTCAACAGTCTCGCGGATCGGATCGAGGATGCTCGTGGTCGCGCCATTGAAGGCATCAAGCGGATGCGCCAGGGGTTGAAGGACGAACTTGATGCGACCCGTCAGGAGTTCGATTACTTCAGCGTGAACGTGTC